ATAGTTCGTTGAGCAAGGCACTTGACAAGCAGATGGTTACTGGTCAAAAAAGGAACGATCTAACTTCGGAGATGATTCAATTACAATTAGATTTCTCTATTAAATCTAATGAGCTTAATAAAAAAATGGATGGCTTTAATGAAAAGGATAGGAATAGGATTAAAGTTATGATAACAAAAATAGAGAAGAATAAGGAAATAATTGCAAATGAAAAAGCATTATTAGTAGAACTTGAAAAAGGTCTAGACGTAGTAGAAAAAAAACACGGGTGGGAAGTGCAAACCCAACTAACAGAAGAGACTCAGGCAAAAAATAGACTAGCACAAGCTGAGAGACATATAGCTGACGCAGAAAAGGTTATAAAAAGAAGAGGAATGGATATAGATTTGATAAGGGAAACATTAGCTTTAGAAGAGGAATTAACTGGTTTTGTAGATAATAGAATAAATAAATATGCTGATATACCAGAATTTGAGATTGAAATAGATATGACTGATATAGACAAGTTTGAAGCAAGTTTGATTGGTAAAATCCTAAATCCTGATGAAGAGCTAACTCTAAGACAACAACTTGACGCAGTACCAGTTCTAGATGATGGTTCAATAGACGAGGTTCTAACAGAGTGGGATGAGTTTATGACAGGGTTTAGAGACAAGAACTCTGAAAAGGTTATAAAAAGAGCAGAGGATGAAGCATTAGCTAAATTAGAGATTTTATATAATTCAATAGAAGAAGAAACAGGTACAAGGATAGGATTTGAAGAAGACAAAACTAGAATAGAAGAACATTTTGCTAAAAAAAGAACTAGAATAGCAGAGATTGAGCAACAAGCAAAAGTTAGAAGTCATAGGTTAGCAGCTCAAGCAGTTATGCAAATTGGTAAACTATTACAACAAGTTGCTGGAGATAACAAGGGAGTGGCAATTGCAGGTGTTGTGATGGAAAAAGCTGGTGCAATAGCAAAAATTATAGCAAATAAAAATATAGCTGACGCAGCGGCTCTAAAATTACTATCAAATCCTATTACTGCGGGTACGGTTCCTGGTCTATTAACAATGAATAAAGTAACCTCTTATACTGGTATAGCTGCAACTGCTGCTTCCGCTGCACAAGCTATAAAAGAAATTAGAAATCCAGAATCAGCTGCAACCTCTACTACTGGCACAACAGAAACAACAACACCTCAGATCCAAGCACCAAACTTTAATGTTGTTGGTTCAACACAACAAAGCCAATTAGCACAAGTAATAAGTGGTCAAGAAGATAAGCCCATAAAAGCATTTGTAGTTGCTGATGATGTTACTACAACTCAAGAATTATTAAGGAAAGTGTTGACGGGTGCTTCTCTAGGATAAAACAAAATATATATAAAGAGTTATTTAGGTATGGAAAACATTATAGAGTTAATTATTGATGAAGATAATGAAATCTGTGGAATAGAAGCAATTTCAATAGTTGAAAACCCAGCAATAGAAGAAGAGTTTATAGCATTAAAAGAGCATAAAGAGATCCGATTAGCAGAAGTTGATAGCGAAAAAAGGATCTTAATGGGTCCGGCTCTTATTCCTAATAAAAAGATATTTAGATCTGGTGGTGATATAAGTGATGATTACTTTATTTACTTTTCCGAAGACACTGTTCGCAAAGCATCTGAGTTATTCTTTATTAAAAGCAAACATAAAAATTCAACATATGAGCATACAATTAACTTAGATGGTATGTCAGTTGTAGAGTCTTGGCTTATAGAGAACCCTAAAAAAGATAAATCTTCAAATTATGGTTTTGATCTCCCAAAAGGTACTTGGATGGTTTCTATGAAAGTATTGAATGATGATATTTGGCAAAAAGCTAAGAATGATGAGGTAAAAGGGTTTTCAATAGAGGGGTTCTTTGCTGATAAAATGGAAAGACCAAAAGAGAGCATAGAAGAAGAAGCATCTTTTAGTTGGGATAAGTGTGATAAGTGTGAAAATGAAGATGGTTGTGATGAGTGTAAAGAAGAACTTGTTGCACAAAATAAATTAAACGAACTTATAAATAAATTAACATAATGCCAGGATATTACCCAAGTAGAGAAAAAAATACTACAGTGAGCAAAACAACAAGAAGAAAAAATGCTACTCCAAGCAAGACAAGTCCTAAATCATCATCAAGAGGATGTTTATGCCCTGATGGTAAAACATATTCTAAAAAATGTTGTGATGGAACTCTTGAAGCACAGGGGATTGGTCAGATCTGAAAATACAACAAATCTTCTCTATATAGTTATTTTATAAAATCATAATTTTATGAAAGCAAGTGAAGTGATAAATAGATTAAAAGACGTTCTTTTATCTTCTACTGAAACTCAAGAAGTAGTTAAAACTACTACAAAAGAGGATGTTGAATTAAAAGAACAAGCACCTAAAGTGCAAGATAAATCCAATCCAACTGATGACATAAGGGAAATTTCTTATTCTTCGGATGAAGTTAAATCTGAAAAGTTGGCTGAGGGAATTGACGAAGATGTTGACGTTGACGTTGATATTGACGAAAAGGAAAGAACTACTGAGTACGCAACCAAAGAAGAACTTTCTGAGGTTAGAGCAATGGTTGAGAAATTAAGAGCAATAGTCGAATCTAAAGAAGAAGCATATGCTGATGTTCCACAAGAACTATCTTCGGAAGAACCTATTGAACCTTTATCTCATTCACCAGAAAACGAGGTAAGTGAAAAATTAGGTGTGAGAATATCACCTAATCAAAGAGCAAACACTACTTATGGCAGAGTATTAAACGCAATAAGTAATAATTAATTAATAATATAAAAAAGAAGAAATGGCAACAACGACTTCAAATAGTGTGTTAAGAGCAAGGTCAAAGCAAGAAACTTTAACTACAACTCAAGATATAAATACGAATCAAGCTGGTTCTGAGTTTAACATTGCAACTGATGCAATCGTAATGACTCTACCTGCTATTACTGCAAACAATATCGGAATGGAATTTACATTCAGAAATACTGGAGCAGATGGTAATAACATTATCACTTTAAGTCCAGCATCATCAGATGCGTTTAATGGAACTATTGCAGCAGTACAAGCTGGTGGAGTAGTAGATAAGGATTTGATAAATACAAAAGCAACAGCAAACAAAGGCGACTGGTGTACAATAAAAGCAATAGCACTAACAGCTTGGTACATTACAGGTGGAGATGGTGTATGGGCATCTGAATCATAATTAATAATAATATAAATTAAAGAAAAAAATGGCAACAACAACTTCAATAACGACAACTTATGCTGGTGAGTTCGCTGGGAAATATATCTCTGCAGCTCTTTTATCAGGTAAGACATTGGCTGATGGTAACATTACAATCAAGCCAAATATTAAATATAAAGAGGTAGTAAAAAAATTAGCAACTGATGATCTAGTGAAAGATGCAGTTTGTGATTTTGACGCAACCTCAACAGTAACTTTAACTGAGAGAATATTACAACCAGAGGAATTTCAAGTAAACCTACAAGTTTGTAAAAAAGACTTTATTTCTGATTGGGAAGCAATATCAATGGGATATTCTGCTTATTCTAACTTACCTAAAACTTTCTCTGACTTTTTAATTGCTAACGTAGCAGATAAAGTATCTCAAAAGATAGAGCAAAACATTTGGGATGGAACTAATGCAACAGCAGGAGAATTTGATGGCTTTGATGTTTTATTAGCAGCAGATGGTGATGTGGTTGATGTAACAGCAACAACAGTTACAGCAGCTAATGTGGTTACAGAGCTTGGTAAAATAGTAGATGCTATTCCATCAGCAGTTTATGGATCTGAAGATCTAACTATCTACGCACCAGCAAATATGTATAGAGCTTATATTAGAGCCTTAGGTGGATTTGGTTCATCAGGTTTAGGTGGATCAGGTACAGATGCTAAAGGTACTCAATGGTATTCTGAGGGGCAAGGCTTACAATTCGATGGGGTTCAAATTGTTCTTGCACCAGGATTAACAAGTAACAAAGCTGTTGCATCAGAAAAATCTAACTTATGGTTTGGTACAGGTCTAATGTCTGACCAAAACGAAGTAAAAATTATAGATATGGCTGATATAGATGGTTCTCAAAACGTAAGAGTAGTTATGAGGTTCACTGCAGGTATTCAATTTGGAATCGGTAGCGACATTGTTTTTTACTCTTAATAAGTAATTGTATAACATAAAAAAGGTGGGCGAGATTATCTCATCTACCTTTTTTTATAAAATAATAAAAAGATATGGCTTGTGATTTAACAAAAGGAAGAAAAGAACCGTGTAAGGATGTAGTAGGTGGTATAAAATCCGTCTATTTTGCAGACTTTGGGGATATAACTATTGCCTATGATTCAACAGACTCAGATGTAGTTGATGATTTAGGAACAGTAACAGTTTTTGAATACGAAGTAAAAGGAAACTCATCTTTTGAACAAACAATTAATAGTTCAAGAGAGAATGGCACAACATTTTTTGAGCAAACATTAAATTTAACTCTACATAAACTAACAGTTCAAGACAATAAGGAATTAAAACTTATGGCTTATGGAAGACCTCACGTAGTTGTTCAAGATTATAACAACAACGCATTTTTAATGGGTGCTATAAATGGTGCAGATGTATCAGGTGGTACAATTGTAACAGGTGCGGGAATGGGAGATTTATCTGGATATACTTTGACACTAACTGGTCAAGAAACTATCCCAGCTAACTTCTTAGAGGGTGCTACAGCAGCCGATCCATTTGCTGGTTTAACTGGAACAGTAACTGTAACGCAAGGTACTAATTCTTAAATAGATTAGGTTCTTAAATACAAAAGGGAGTCAATTGATTCCCTTTTTTTGTAAACAAATATGAAATATTTAGTTATATATCTATGACAACATTATTGCCAAATACTAATGCTCAAACAATAAGTGTAATTCCTAGATCTTATATTGTTGCATCAGATCTGACATTAAAAATAATTGAAGATGGCACTAGAAAGAATGAAACATTATCAAGTTTAACAAGTGCTTTATCTTCTAATGGGAACTTCTTAAACATATCTTGCACCTTTAGTATTTTAGCAGAAGATGGTAATTATTCATTTGAGATCAAACAAGGATCAACTTTATTATATAGAGGAAAAGCATATGCCACAACTCAAGTTGATTATACTGAACCACACACTTTAAATACTGGTAAATACGATCAATATGATACTGACGCAAGTGAACAACAATATATAGTAATATAATAATATGAGTGATAATTTAAAAATAATCAATTTAGCAGGATATGAAGCTCCTAAAGTAATTGAAAGTAATAGACATAATTGGGTAGAGTATGGCGAATACAATGCGTACTTTGATGGTCTTATAGAAAGATATTTAGGTAGTCCAACAAATTCTAGGTGTATTAATGGAATTGTGGATATGATTTATGGTAGAGGATTAAATGCAACTGATTCAGAAGATTTCCCTGAAATGTTTGGTAAAATGGAAGCTATTTTAAGTGGTAACCAATTAAAAAGAATAGTTAATGATCTGAAACTATTAGGTCAAGCATCAATTCAAGTAACATATAATAAGAAAAAGACTCAAATAAATGGCATATTTCATTATCCAACAGAAACACTAAGAGCAGAAAAAGCAAAAGATGGGAAGATAAAGGCTTATTATTATCATCCTAATTGGCAAGATATAAAGCCAAATGATAAACCTAAAAGAATACCTGCTTTCGGTTTTGGTTCAAAGACAGAGCTTGTAGAGATATATTGTGCAAAACCATATAGACCTGGATTTTATTATTATTCTCCAGTTGATTATCAAGGGTGTTTACAATATTGTTCTTTAGAGGAAGAAGTATCAAATTATCATTTAAGTAATATTAAAAATGGACTACAACCATCAATGTTATTGAATTTTAATAATGGAGTTCCTGGTGATGAAGCACAAGAGTTAATTGAAAGAAAAATATATGAAAAGTTTAGTGGATCATCAAATGCAGGTAGGTTTATTCTTGCGTTTAATGAAGATGTTGATGCTCAAGCATCAGTTGATCCCATAAATCTCCCTGACGCACACGCACAATATGAGTTTCTAGCTAAGGAATCTAGGGAAAAGATAATGATAGGACACGGCGTTGTTTCTCCTATACTTCTAGGTATAAAAGATAATACAGGATTTGGTAATAACGCAGAAGAATTAAGGACTGCTTCAATACTTATGGATAACATCGTTATTAGACCATTTCAATCACTTTTAATAGAGTCTCTTAAAGCCATTTTATCTTTTAATGAAATATACCTAAATCTTTATTTTGTAACGTTACAACCTATTGAATTCACTGAGTTAGAAAACATAGCAACTAAGATTAAAAGGGAAGAAGAAACAGGAGAAAAGTTGTCTAGCGAGGAAAAAATAGATATGAGTGATGAGGAAGCTGACGATTTGTTAAGCCAACTTGAATCATTAGGAGAAAAAATAGATTTAGATGAGTGGGAGATTGTTCATAGTGAAAAAGTTGAAGATTGTGATAAAGAATTTGATTTTGCTTCATTATCAACCGAAGCATCGAGATCTGATGCTCATCCAAATTGGGAATCATACCAAGATAACGCAACTTATAAGGTTAGATATTCTTATACTCCCATAGTTAAATCTGCAAATAGTAGAAAATTTTGTTTAAGTATGGAAAGTCTAGCTCAACAAGGTGTTGTATTTAGAAAAGAAGATATTGGTATGATGTCTTTTAGAGGAATCAATAGAGAATTAGGACACAAAGGTTTTAATTATAGTTTATTTAAGTTCAAGGGTGGGGTTAATTGTAAACACTCATTCTTGCTTAATGTGTATAAAAAGAAAGTAAAAAAAGGAGATAAGGTATCAATCTCTGATGCAAAAAAAGATGGGTTTAAAGAACCAATTAATCCACCTGAATATTCGATTGCACCAAAGGATATGCCAAACGCTGGACACCATCCAAATTACAACAAATAATGAAAGCACTATTTATAACACTAAAAGAGTTAAAAAGGAAATCCATTATAGGTGGAAATGTAGATCAAGATAAATTAATTCAATTTGTTGAAGTTGCACAAGACACATATATACAAACCCAGCTAGGAACTAAATTATATGACCAATTACAATATGAGGTTATCAATGATAGTGTAACAACTGTTAACCAAACACTAATAGACGATTATATAAAATCAATGTTAATTTGGTATAGTCAAGCTACGTTAATTCCTTTTATTGCGTTTCAGATCTCTAATGGTGGAGTTTATAAGCATAGATCTGAAAATGCAGATGTTGCTAGTTTAGATGAAATAGATAGGTTGGTTGATGATGCTAAAATACAAGCTGAGTTTTATACTCAAAGATTTATAGATTTTATGAATGAAAACAGTTCTGATTACCCATTATATACAACCAATCAAGATGGTGGTATGTACCCTGAGAGAGATCAAAACTTAACAGGTTGGGTATTATGATAAAAAGCAGGGGTAAGTATAAGCCTAAAAAAGAGAACGAAATAAAATTAATGAGTTATATAAAAAAGATAAGGAATGTCTTGGGGTTCAATATACGAGGTAAGTGAATTTGGGGAAGTTAATGCGTCTAATGGATGGGGTTCAATATACCCTTTTGATGCAGATGGTTCTTGGTTAAGAGTTGACACAACAAAAGAAAGGGTAGATGATACATATATAACGGCAGACCAAACATATTATTAAAAACAAAAATTAAATAGATTATGGCAAAAACAGCAATAGACGTAGGAAGTTCAGCAAACGATGGAACAGGAGATCCATTAAGAACTGCTATGCAATCAACAAACTCAAATATCAATGAGTTATATACATTACTTGGTAATGGAACTACACTATCTATTAGTGGAGATGCAACAATGTCAGCAGGAGCAGTAACAATAGCTAATGATGCAGTTGAAAATGCAATGGTTGCTGATGATGCAATAGATTCTCCTCAAATTGCAGATGGTTCTATTGATACAATTCACATTGCAGATGACCAAGTTACAGCAGGGAAACTTGCAGATGAATTTACAGCAGCACAAGCAGTAACAAGTGCAACAACTCTTGCTTTAGATGGTGGTGCTTATGATGTTTTTCATTGGACTGCAGCACATTCTACAACAATAGAGTTTACAAATATCACA